ATGGTTGGAAGAATTGGATTGCATGCAGGCGCCAAGCGCTAACTGCAGTCGTTTCGAGAAGGCCTTCGCTGAACTTCAGCCTAAACCGGTTGAGTTTATTAAGGAGGAAGTTGACGTGAAAGTTGGAGGCAGTGGCAATTGTTGGTATGAAATGTTGAAGATTTGTAGTACTCTGCCCAGAGGGAAGATTCATTCCGGTGACCAAAGGATGACCATGAAAGAGCTTTATGAGTGCTGCCAAAGAAGTCCGAGCAGGCCCAAAGAGAGCCGATCTTGATTAAGAGTGACGAATATCTTTTCAAGTTCGGACCGATAGGCATTTATGTTCTGAAGCAGTTGCTCAAACACACTCCAGAGTATTGCTATTGGCATGCTAAGAAGACGATGGCAGATATGGCTCAGTGGAAGGCAAAGTATTGTAATCACCAAGATTTCGAAGAGCTGGACATCGAAGGGTTTGATGGAAGTGTGCGTGGAGAAGGAGTCATTTTGATGGAGTCATTGATGAGGTTCTTTGGAATTCCAGATGGAGACATTGAGTTATATCATCACGACAAGATGGATTTCCATACAAGAACTTTGTTCATTGCATTGATGACTATGTCTGGAGAGGCTTTTACTTGGTTAGGCAATTCTGTGAAGTCAGCTGCTAGAGAAGCGCTGAAGTACAGAATGCAGCCTGGTTGGCCGATGGAAGTTTCGGGAGATGATATCGAACGTAAAGGAGGGTTGATTGAGGACCCTGATTTCATGAGGAGGTTTGCTACAGTGGACTTCGCCAAGGAAAAGAGAAAGAATTCCGAAGTGGGAGAGTTTTGCTCTGTCAAGTGCACGAATGGCATAATGTTCAAGGATCCTATTATATTGTACAAGCGTCTGCGAGGACATTTGAGCATGGGGAACATTGACAACATTGCCTTGGGTTATTTTGATTTGTTCGCTACCAATTATCAATTAGGTGACAAATGTTTTGATGCTATGACCGAAATTGAAATCGAACACGCTGCAGCTGTTAACGATATCATGTTTAATATTCGCGATCATGGCTATGACAAAA